TTTATTAGCCCAGTAAGCAGCAGACATTTTACCCTTAGCTATATTCTTACGGTGGCGCGCTTTAAAAGAGGCACGCTTTTTCTTCATACGGTCTGACTCACCAGACTTAGGCTTTCCAGCTGTTGATGCTCCTTGCTCTCCGAAGCGTATGGTCTTAATCTTGTCGCCTACTTTAGCTACAACGATGTGTGACTTCTTGGGATGGTTAGGAGTTCTTTTGGGCTGATTAAATCCCTTTACTCCTGCCCGTTCTAAACGTGAGTCTTTCTTCTTAGCTTTCATAAGCTGTTTACAGCGTTGGTGAACTTGTGAATCATAAAGGCAAAGATATAAAAAAAGAGGGCTACATTTCTGTAACCCTCTCGTAGTCAATAGAGTGTAAGCTGTTGTTGTATTAGCTTACTACCTCAATGTTTTCTGCACCGTAGATACCTTCTAGCTGTCCCTTCACTGCATTGATTAAAAGCGTTTGTGCTGGGTCCGTCTCATAGTTTGCAACGGCTAATTCTAAACCGCTGAATACGGGGTTGAAATCTGCCACACCTTGAACGGGTGCGAGGTCGTTAGTATAAGCCTCCACACTTGCGTAAAGGAATGTTGCTACTTGAGCGGGAATGATTCCGTCTTTTTCGCTTTTAACATCTGCATATCCTTCGGCAATAGCTACAACGCTACCGCTTGGAATTGATAAACCGCTTGAAAGGTTAACTGATGTGTTGATTTTGATGTACATAATCGTTTGTTGTTTAAAAAATTATAGTTGTGTAAAGTTAAAATAAATCTTGCCAAGCCGTTCCGTTATAGCATTGGGCTTTGTTTGTTGTCGTGTTGTATACCATTAGTCCAGCCGCTGGAGATGCTATAGCATCTCTTTCGGTTGTTGTCATCCTTGGAGGTAGGAAGCCTTGGGTGGTAGAGTCTACTTGTAATTTAGCGGATGTGTCCGCTGAAGTAATGCCACTACCGATTCTTACATTAGAATTTTCATCTAAAAGAAGTAAGGGTGCATTATTTACGCCAATGCTAAATTTATCCGCTTGAGTCATAAAAATTCCCGCATTCCCCGTCGCCCCCGAATAAATACGAACTTGCCTACCTTGTCGGTCTATCTCAAGATATTTATTTGCTGTTGGACTAATGCGAACCTTCATATCTGCGGCAACTCCATTGTCAATGTTAATATCTCCATTATCAGCAACCTTAAACAAATCCGTCCCCGCTGAATTTTGCACTAACAAGGCGGTTGTTGCAGAGGTTGTGCCAGAGCCTTTGATGTGTACTTGTGTACTTGCGGCTGGGTAAAAAGCATTTGAACCAATACTTAATGCTGACGTTTTTATTCTATTTACATCATAAATATAATCTGACCCTATTCCCAATCTATCATCAATAGTTACATTCCCCGCATCATCAACCTTTAACAATTCATCCCCATCACTATTCTGTACAAGCAAAGCCGTAGTGGTTGCATCGTTGCCCGAGCCTTTGACTTGGAGACGGGCAGTTGGGGTGGTTTCTCCGATGCCTACGAATTGGTCATTTGCACCCGTGATGCGCATTGCTTCGGTGTAAGCAGTGCCGTCATAGGTATCAAATATGTGTCCATCGCTTGTAACATAATTAATGGAAGAATCTATTGTTATGGCTCTATTTGCATTGTTGCCTTGTTGTATTCTTCTATAATCTACTTTTAGATTATCAAGAGTGATAAGCCCGTCATCTCTTACCCTAAACAACTCCGTCCCCGCACTATTCTGCACCAACAAAGAGGTGGTTGCTGAAGTTGCTCCGCTTCCTTTGATGCCAAATCTTGCGCCCATTGCCGATGCAGAACCATCCCCTACCGAAACACCTCTTGTTGATGAATTACCAATTAAGATGTGATTACTTGCATCTTGATTGGTTAGATACAAACCATTGTTTGTTCCTTGTATTTTACCAATGGCTAAACCATCTTGTGGTCTTTTTAGATTTATTTCTCCTTGTTGCCCCGTTGTTCCTAATGTTGCAAGTGCGCCATCCGTAAGATTAAGTATATCATCTCCATCACTATTTTGCACAAGCAATGCCGTTGTAGTGTTATCGTTTCCGTTTCCTACAATAGTTGTCTCACCACTAATTTTAAAAGCAGTCGTTGAAAGGTCTAAAATCGTATCCGTACCATCACCCGTAGAGATAGCCTTTAGCGTCCCGTCTAATGGTTCGTTATCGCTCGTTTTAAGTAATCCGTCAAATGTAGTTGCAGGCGTTAACCCGCTTAATGATGTACCCATTTTAATTCCAAGTTTGTGTCGTTAATTCATCCCATAATACGGGGGTGATATTTTGCCATTGCGTAGTAGTAAACTGCGATGGGAATATGACACCCGTACTCGCACTCTCTGCCGTTACGCTTCCAAGAACATTGCTCTCGGTCTGCTTTACTCTTATGTAATTATTGCCGTCTAAATCTACAAGCAAATAACTGATTGATGTTGCACCCGTGATATCCACCCAATCGGTGCCGTTGGTACTGCGTTGCCATTGCCACGCTCTTGTCGGTGTAGGGCTTCCCGTAACCGCTGCGGGAACCGCCAATAAAGTATACCATACCGCTTCCGTTCCGCTAATGGTAGGAATACCAATAATCGTTGGAGCCGTTGAACCTTCGGGAATAACAAGTAACTGCCCATCGTTAGTAACCACAATAGTAAACTCTGTGCCATCTTGCGAGGTCATTAAGAACTGCGGAACCGCACGATTCACATAAGTAACTAAATCGGTTTGGTCGGTAATCGTTCCCGTGATGCTTCCCCAAATTCCACCGCCACTACTTACTTGACTATTGACAGTTACAGCAATAGGGGTTTGGTTAGCTAAAGTTACAGCGATATTGTCCTGCTGTACAATGTTAACTTGATTAGAAATAATGTTCTGTAGAGATACAGCAACAGGGTCTATCCTTTGGATAGTTACCTCATTGCCCTCTATCAAGTTAATAGTTACACTCACCCAGTGACGTCTCCTTGGATAACAAATAAACCACCTAACCAAGTGCTTACATCACCCGTAGCCGTATCAGTGCTTTGCAGGTCATAGACATAAACACCTGCCTTGATATTCATATTAGCAGCAGACTTAACCATAAGCAAGTTACCGCTTGCATCTTTAGTAAAGTCGCTATTCTCAAAAGTAAGTACAATGGCGTTTGTAGACTTCTTTCTTACATCAGCCTTAAACTCATAGCTTGTAAGGTCTATAGGGTTGCTGTCGCCATCTACCCAATCCATATCAAGCTTGAACGTGTCATTAGCCATACACGTTATATCAAGGTCTTCCTTAACTACTAAATTTACTGAGGCCATATATGTTTATTTTTCTTCAGTGCTGAACCAATCCTCACTTAAAGACTCAACTTTTGTTAAGCCAGCATTGCTAAAAGATTCGTGTTTTTCAACAGCGTATTTTGATTTAGATGGGTGCTTGATTACAGTTCCCCATCCTTCTTCTTCACCTCTGTATTTCAAGGCGTTTTTAACAACAGAATTATATTCGCTGCATTCTTTTTTTGTTCCTGTGTAATACATAGTTATAAAGTAAAAAGGGGAAAGGGAATTAATCCCTTCCCCCTTGCATTAATTTACAAGATTGCTATTAAGCAATGATGTTAGCAGTCAAAGTGTCAAACTCAGCTTTACCTCCGTCACCAGTAGTTTCAGGTAGAGAGTATCCAAGACCAAGTTCATCACCCGTTAAGGTAAGTTGGAAGCGGTTTTTTTCGCCACGTCCTGTTCCAGAGTTTCCGTCAACAGTACCTGCGTAAAGACCGTAGTCCAAACCAACAACGTGGTAAGTTCCAGCAGCAGTTTCTACGAAAGCTACTAATTCAGCACCACCTTTAGCAATATTGTTTAGTTCAGTTACTTTAGCAGGAGTCATCTTAGGAAGTTCTACAGAAATTGTAGGGACACAAGATACGATGCCATCAGCACTTACTGTTTTTACCTCACTGAATACAGAGAAGCCATCCTTGTTATTGAACTCAATTTGAATACCGTCAGCAACATCAATTGCAGCAATAGTTCCAGAGATTGTGCGGTCTGTAGAACTAATTGTTGCAGCGTCAAACGCTTTACCAGTACCAAATAAGAGTGCTTTATTAGCAAGGCCTAATTTAACAATACCACCAATTGCAACATCGTCACAAGAGTAAGTAATATTGTTAGCAAGAGTTACGTTACAAGCCATATTATTATATTTTTTAAATAAGGGGAGGAATTACCCTCCCCTTGTTATTATTTATGCGAAGTTCTTAGCGTAGACAATCTCCTCACCTTTAAGGTAAGAGAAACCTAACTTGAACTGACCCCAAATCTTATCAGAAGACAATTCAGCTTCGTACTTCATATCAATAGCGCGAACGTCATTGTACTCATCAGTCAACATCACGATGTTCTGTGGAGCAGCAATCATAAATTCGTTAGCAGGCATTGATGGGAAATGGATAACTTCCATTCCGTAGTAAGCAGGAACACTACCTTCTACAACACCTTGTGGAGTAGTAGTGTAAAGACCAGCGATAGCGATTTGGTAAGCTTGCATAGCAGCAGTTCCCAAGAAGATAGCAGGTTTGAAGTCACGGTCAGCATCTCCGTAAACAGCAGCCAACATAACGTCAGACATTGTTTCGTAAGCACCTTCCAACAAGCTAATGATGTTAGCAGAAGAGATAGTTGCATTGGTGTCGTAGTCCAATACAGCAGCATCAGCAGCCATTTCAGTAGTCAATGCAGTACCTGCAACAGTCAAAGCTTTCTCAGCAGACAATTTAGCGAAGTAGTCAAATACCCAATCC